AGATTAACAGAGTAACTGTTGCCAATGTTGATGGTACTAACTCAGCTACATTCGATTTATTCGTAGATGGTATGGGTTCAGGTTCAACAGGAGTAACAACAACAGGTGCTGATGCAACTGTATACCTTGCAAAAACTATTGCAGTTCCAGCTGATACATCAATGGTAGTTGTAGATACACCTATCTATTTAATGGAAGGTGATATACTCAAAGGTGGTGCAAGTGCAGCAAGTGATTTAGATTTATTCGTATCATTTGAAATATTAGATGATGCTTAATGATTAGGAGATTATAGAATGCCAATAACAGGTGCAAATGGCGGATTAATAGGAGCAGATAATACACCAGCTGCTGCTGGAGACCCTTGTGCTACGGCCGTTACATCAACAGGGTGTTACTCACCAACATCTACAACAGCCACAGTTATTGTGGTTGCTGGCGGTGGTGGAGCTGGTACAGGCGGAGGAGGTGCTGGCGGCGTTGTAGTCGTTGCATGTCATCCACTTCCAACAAGTAATGTACCTGTTACAATCGGAGCTGGTGGAGCAGCTTCAACAACAGTTTCTGCTAATAATGGTTCTGATTCTGTATTTGGTTCTACTACACCTATTACTGCTAAAGGCGGTGGTGGTGCTGGTGGTTCAAACTCTTGTTCACACAAAGGTAAAGATGGTGGCTCTGGAGGTGGAGGCGGTGATGATGGTTCATCCCAACCTGGCGCAGCTGTTACAACAAATCATGGTAGTTCAAGAGCAGGATTTGCTGGAGGCAAAGGAGACCACGGCACAGGTGGTGGCGGTGGTGGAGCAGGTGGCTCTGGTGGAAAAAGAGGAGTTGCTGGATTTGGTAGAACACTCGTACCTTTAGGAGTTCCAGAGTGTATCGGTGAAAAAGGATTCGTTGGTGGCGGTGGTTCTGGTTGGAATTATAATTATGGTGAATGTGCTAGTTTAGCAGTTGTGTCTGCTTGTAGAACAGTAACACCTTACGCAAAAGTTCCATATGCTGTTAACCATGCAGCATTTGCTGGTGGAATGGGAGGCGGTGGAGCAGCTGATGCTGGTCGTATTCCAAATAGACATCCAAGTACACCTTCCTGTGCAGTAACAAATGCAACAGCAGGAGTTGCCAACACAGGTGGTGGGGGTGGTTCTGGTAAAGGTGCTGGAGCAGCTCAAGCTGGTGGTTCAGGTGTTGTAATAGTACTTACACCAGCAGCTGCAACATTAAATAGTGGAGTATATAATATTAAAGAACAGTATGCAGCTGTTCGTGGTTCAAGGTGGATATAATATGGCACATTTTGCAGAATTGAATGGAAGTAATGTTGTTCAAAGAGTTTTAGTTTTTAGTAATACTGAAATAGTTAGTAATGGTGGGGATTGGTCATCTGAGGCTGAAACTCACATCAATAGTAAAATGGGTGGAACATGGAAACAATGTTCTTATAATTTTACTCAAAGAGGTAGATTTCCTAGTGAAGGCTGGACTTGGAATTCTAGTTTAAATAAATTTCAAGAACCCAAACCATTTAATTCTTGGACTTGGAATAATTCAGATAATGAGTATCAAGCTCCTGTAACAAGACCATCTGGTGATGCTTTATACTATACTCACGATAGTAAAAGTGTGGAGTATCCTTTAACATGGGATGAAACTGGTGGTAGATGGGTTACAACGGATATTACAGGTCAACGCAAAGAATGGGTACCAGCCAGTTCAAGTTTTAGTAATATTTAAAATTCATTTTAAAATAACACATAAATAGTTTTATATAATTAACAGGTGATTTATTATGCACAGACCTATTGAAATCATAGATGATTTCTACACAGAAGAAGAATTAAATTTAATTTTTTCTGATACCGCTAAGGATGATTTATTTTCAGAAGGTTATCAACCTTACAAACATAAAGCTGTATATTCAAGTAGATTTCAAGCGTATCCATGTCATGAAACAAATAAGATGCCAGAGGATTCTGCTATATTTGTAAATCTAAAAAATAAATTAAATAGTATACACCCAGAAGTAAAACATGATGAGATGTACACTTTTTTTAGAAAAATATATAAAGATGAAATATTAAAAAGTGTATGTAAAGATGGTAAAGGTGCTGCTCATACAGATGAGGATGACTGTATTATTGCTGGTGTAATTTATTTAGATAAAAGATATTCTTTTAATGCTGGTACAAATTTATTTACTTTAGACAAAGAATTTCCACAGTTTGAACAAGACATACAAGTAGGTTCAAAATTTAATAGATGCATTATATACCCATCAGATATTTTACATCAAGCTTTGTATGATTTAAATATTGATTCTAGATTTATTCAAGTTTTTTTTGTTTGTAAAGAAGAAAAAAGTAATAATGAAAAAAAATATACTTATCATCATTATCAACACACTAAAAAAGTATGAAAAAAATAAAAAAAATAGTAATCGTTGGTGGTGGAACTGCTGGTTGGATTACTGCTCTTAATTTATTACAAAAAACATTTTGTGATATTGTTGTTGTATCATCTAAAGAAATTCCTATTATAGGTGTAGGTGAAAGTACCACAGGTAAGTTAGCTGAACTTGTAAACATAAATGGCTCTATGACAAATATTGATGAAAAAGAATTAATTGAAAAAACAGGTTCTACTTTTAAATTAGGTATTAAACATTCAAATTGGTATAAAAAAAATGAAAGTTTTTGGTCACCATTAGGTGTAGAAATAAAAAATGCAAATAGATACCCACACAGTAGTTACGATTTATATAGAATATATCATGCAGCAAAAGGATTAAAATTTGAACAAGATTTTTTATCTAAATGTATGAAAGAATCAAAATTACCATTTAAGTATTTTAATAATTTTCATGTTGCATATCATATTGACACTTATAAGTTTGGACAATACTTAAAAGATAGTCTTTTAAAAAATGATAGGGTAACTCACATAGAGGGTATTGTAGATGAGGTAAATAAAAATGATAAAGGTGTAGAATATTTAAAAGTAAATGATAAGAATATTACTGGTGACTTGTACATAGATTGCTCTGGTTTTAAAAGATTGTTGATAGGAAATAATAACTTCAAAAGTTATGAGAATGAATTGTTAGTAAATAGAGCAATAACTTTTAATATTAAAGATAAAATTATAAACAACTATACACATGCAAGAGCTATGAATAATGGTTGGATGTGGGAGATACCTTTACAAGAAAGAAAAGGATGTGGTTATGTTTTTAGTGATAATCATATAACACCTGATAAGGCAAAAATTGAAATAGAAAATGAAATAGGTCGTGAAGTAGAAATACAAAAAGACATTAAATTTAAATCAGGTAGAATACAAAATGTTTGGGATAAAAATGTTTTATCAACAGGTCTTGCCACAGGATTTGTAGAACCATTAGAGGCAACATCTATTCACATGACAATAGTACAATTAAATCATTTTATTGAAAATTATTTTACACATGATATGAATTTAAATGGTCAACAACAAAAACAATATAATGAAGACATTAACACAATATGGGATGATATAAAAGATTTTATTAGATTGCATTACATATCACCAAGACAAGATACTACTTTTTGGAAAGATGTATCTAATGCAAAAATGTCAGATACTTTAAAAACAAAATTAGATATTTGGAAAGGTCGTATGCCTAGATATGCAGATTATGGTAGACATAATTTTTATGATTTAGGTAATACTTTATGGTATCAAATATTACTTGGTATGAATTTATTAGACAAAAACATAGCAGAAAATGAACTAAAAAGTTTTGACTTATATGACTATGCAGAACAATGTTATCGTTTAACTTTAGATGATGATAAAAAAGCTTTTAATGAATTAATTAGTAATAACAAATATTATGGAAAATGAAGTACACATATTTGATGATATAATAGATTTAAATTATCAAGAACAAATAAAAACAACTTTATTAGAAAATGATTTTGCTTGGTATTATATTGGTGATGTAACTAATCCATATGTTAATGAACAACAAAGGCCAGGATTTCAACATAATTTAGTTTTAGAATATGGACAAGAAAATAGTCCTCATCATATTTTATTTGAAAATTTAATTAAGAATTGTTGTTCTAAATTTAATAGACAAAGTGTGGAGGTTATTAAGGGTCGTTGTTTTTTACAATTACCTTTAAATCTAAAAAATAATGATGTTGATATGCCACATACTGATACTCATCATAATCATATTGTAATATTATATTATGCTTTAGATAGTGATGGTGATACAATCATATACAACGAAAAAATAAAAAGTGATAACTATACAATTAAAAAAAAGGTTACACCTAAACAAGGCAGAGTAGTAATATTTGATGGTGGACTTTTTCACACTGCTGAACAACCTATAAATAGCAGTAGATGTATAGTTAATTATAATGTGAATTGAAATGGCAACTAAAGAAAAACAAATTATAGATTATTTTGATAATATTGGTTCACACTTTATTTTAGATGGTGCTCCAATTATGGAAGTAAAATTACCTGATGAAGTTTTAGATGAATGGTTAGAGTGGTCAAAAAAATATAGAAAATGGAAAACACATAATTTATCTTTTTTAAAAGACCATATTAATAAGGGTGAAAATACTTTTCAAATTTCTATATCTACCAATGATTTAGAAAACTCTATTAATCTACCCTTTACAATAAGACTAGGTGAATATTTTATGCATAGATTACATGGTTTAAGTATGGTTAGACTTAGAAAGTGTATTACTCTAAGAACACATTTAGGACATCATGACAATTCAGATTATTGGTTAAACTATACAAATATAGGTGATTCAAATCCTATTCATGTTCATGCTGGAAATTTATCTAGTGTTATTTACATAGATAATGTAGAGGATACACCTACATATTTTGTTTTAGAAGATGGTAGAGAAATTAGATATGAACCCAAAGTAGGTTATGTATTAATATTCCCTTCAAATCAAGAACACTATGTAAAAGAAAAAGAAACAGACAAAGAACGAGTTACAGCTTCTTTTAATTTAAATTTTAATAATACAAGATATGATGATGCAAAAGGAGATATGAGTATCACACATGAAGAGGTGATAGTAAAAAAATGATATATAAAAAAACATATTACTATTTTAAATCAGCACTTTCTCACAAACTATGTGATGATATAATTAAATGTGGATTTTCAGAAAATCCTAATATTGCATTGACAGGTAATAGAAAACCTAGAAACAAAATAGAACATAGTCATGTAATGGAATTAAGAAAATCAGCTACATCATGGATTACTGATATATGGTTAAAAAATGAATTAAAACCTTATGTGGATAGAGCTAATCAAAAGGCAGGTTGGAATTTTAATTTAACAAAACCTGAACCTGGTCAGTTTACAGTTTATGATGAGGGTCAGTATTATGATTGGCATGTAGATTCTAATTATGATGTTTATAAAAAAGGAGATGATTGGAATGGACTTATGAGAAAATTATCTGTTACAGTTTCTTTATCAGACCCACTAGATTATGAGGGTGGAAATTTAGAATTTGCGATAGATGGTGATGAGCCAGGTAAAAATTTATTTAAAACTTGTAAAGAAATATTTACAAAAGGTTCTATCGTAATATTCCCTAGTTATGTGTGGCACAGAATTACACCTGTAACAAAAGGAAGAAGATTATCACTAGTACAATGGAATATGGGGCCAGGTTATGTCTAAAGAATTAATAGAAACATTTTTTTCAACACCAATTTATATCACAGAAAAACCAGAATGGGTTAGTGATACAAATAAATTTTGTCAACCTTATATAGATGAATCTCATCTAGCTCATCAAAATGAAGTTAAAAGATTAGGTAGTGATTTTGGTTTAGTTTATCATTCAACATCTATTCAAGATGACCCAAACTTAAAATACCTAACAGATTGGATTGGTCAAACTGCTCATAAAGTTATGACAGAGTGGGGAGCAGATTTATCAAATCACACTTTGATATATGAAAGTATGTGGGTACAAGAATTTCCAAAAGATGGCGGTGGTCATCATAGAATTCATATACATGAAAATTGTCATGTATCAGGTTTCTACTTTTTAGAAAATGACAAAGCTTCCTTTCCTTTATTTCACGACCCAAGACCAGGTGCAGCCATGATGACTTTACCAGAACAAAATCAAGGTGATGTTTCATTTTATAGTAAATGTGTAAACTATCAACCAGAGCCAGGTAACTTTTATATGTTCCCATCATACTTACCACATGAATATGTTTTATCAAATGGTGGTAATTTTAGATTTATACATTTTAATATTACTGCCATGTCAAACTTACTTTTAAATGGTGAGGGTTCTGTATGAGTTTTAAAAAAAATAAGTATAAGATTATAAAAAATGCAATACCTGTAGATGTTGCTAATTTTGTACATGATTATTTTGTTATAAAAAGAAATGTGTTTGCCACACTTAAAAATTCTACTTACATATCTAAATTTAATGAAGATTGGGGTAAGACAGGTGATGAACAATGTCCACAATCATATTCTCATTATGCTGATTTAGCTATGGAAACAATATTAGAATTATTAACAGAAAAAATGAATAAAGAAACTTCATTAAAATTATCACCAACATATTCTTATGCTAGAATTTATAATAAAGGTGCAATTTTACAAAAACATAAAGATAGATATTCTTGTGAAGTATCTACTACTTTATGTCTGGGTGGAGATGTATGGCCTATTTGGTTAACAGATACTAAAGGAAAAGACATAGAAGTTAAGTTAAATCCTAGTGATATGTTAATATACTCTGGGTGTGAATTATCTCATTGGCGTAATAAATTTGAGGGTAGTCAATGTGTACAAGTCTTTCTACATTACAATGATACATCCAATCCTAAATGGGAAAATAATAAATATGATAATAGACCACATTTAGGTCTACCTAGTTGGTTTAAAGGAAAGAAACTCTTATAAATAATGTATAAATAAGAGAAACAATAGGATTCAATTCATATGACAAGAGCAAGAGAAAATGCATCTGTTAAATTTGCAACAGCAGTACTAACAGCAGATACTACATTGGTAGCAGGTAAATCCTATGCTGTTAATACAACAAGTGGGGCACTCACTATGACATTACCAGCAAGTGCTGATGCTGGAGATTACATACAGATTATAGATTATGCCGCAACAGCAGATACTAATGCAATAACAGTAGCTAGAAATTCACATAAAATTCAAGGAGCAACAGCTGACCTAACAGTAGGAACAGAAAGAGCTGCATTTGGATTAGTATATGTAGATGCTACTCAAGGTTGGTTACTTACAGAAAAATAAGGAGTGACCTATGGCAGATTATAAAGACATTAAATATAATGTAGATTATAGCGAAACATCAGGTGCGGGCGGACTTATAAAAATAACATCAAACCATCAAGCAACAACCGATAGTGATGATGGTGCAGCGGCTATGGATTTTACTACTGGTATTGATTCTACTTATGATGTTTATATGTTTCAATTACAAGGATGTATTCCTGTTGGTACTAATGCACTTCAATTTCAAGTGGACACAGGTACTAATACAAATTATAATATAACAAATACATCTGTAAGAAATTCTTATTATCATGCTAATGATGATGGCCAGGTAGGACATAGTGGACATGAGGGGTCTAATGATTCTGATACTAATTTTTGTACCATTGGCACACCACAAAAAGGGTCAAGTTTCAATAGAGGTGCCGTAAGTGGATATGTAATTTTATATAATCCTAGTTCAACAGTATTTGAAAAACATTGGCTAGCTAAAATAAGTGGGGCAGGTGCCGCTGGTAGTGCTCACTTTGTAGAGGATTATGAAACTGCTGGTTATTTTCAAACAACCACAGCATTAACTCGTGTAAGATTTAAGTATAACACAAATGATTTTATTGGTGGTAGGATTACTATGTTTGGACTAGTAAAATAATGGCAAATTATAAAGACATAAAATTTAATTTTAGTACAAGTTCTAATGCAACAGGTCTTGGTGGTGCATGGGTACTTATTAAAACACAAACAGTTTCTAGTGGTGTTTCAGCTGTGGACTTTATTCATGGTACTAGTGATGTTGTTCTTGATGACACTTATGAACACTATTTAATTACATGGTGTAATGTACATCCAGCAAATCAAAAACCCGAATTACTATTTCACCCTGGCGATGGTGACTTTACAGATACTAAAACTAGTGTACAATGGATTACAAGAATGAGTTATAGTGGTGGTGGTGTCACAGTTGGAGTAGATGACACTAATGATTTAGCAGCAGGAACAGGTGGACAATCTGTATGTATAAATGTAGGTAATGGTAATGCAACCGATTCGTGTTCTGGTCAGATTTATCTGGGTGGTGCTGGAGAAACTGACCAATGGAAAAGTTATACATATGATGCTATTAGTGTCACACCTGATGAAATGGAAGGCTGTCATGGTGGTTCAAATATACAACAAACAGGAGCCTTAGATAGATTTAGATTTGATTTTTCAGCTGGTAATATAGATGCTGGAAGTTTTTCTCTTTATGGATTAAATGACGCATAATGGCAAGTTATAAAGAAATATCAAAAAACTTTTCTTGGGGAGCTGACTTTTCTGGTGGGGATTCTTTATCTAAAATATCTTCAAGTACAGCATCAGCTGATTCAGTTGTTAATATTACTTCTGGTATAGATTCTACTTATAATGTTTACATGGTATATTATAATGCAGTTCATCCAGCTTCTGGCTCTAAGTTAACATGTCAATTTACAACAAATGGTTCGGTTC